GATCCGCAGCGACTTGGAGAAGGCCACTGGCGTCAAGGCCAAAAAGAACGAGGACGCCGCCGCCTTCCGCCTCCGGCTAATCGAGGCGGTCAGTGCCCTGGAGGACGAGGACTATGAGGCGCTGCCTAAGGCGGCTCGCAGCTGGTCCGATGACGCCATTCGGGACTATGAGAAGGACCGAAAACTCGAGGATATACCTGACTTTCCGGCCGAGAAGGAGACCAACAGCAAGAAGACAAAAGCGGCCGCTAAGCCGGAGCCGGAAGACGATGAGCTTGACTTAGCCGAGGAAACCGACGAAGAGGACGAGGAAGGGACCAGCACCGAGTCCGAGAGCGACGGCGATGAGGCCGACGACGAAGTGGACAAGGACGACGATGAACCACAGGAGGATGAAGAAGTGACCCATACTGATGTAGCTGAGAGTACCTCCCGCAAGCGGACTGCCGCCAAGTCCAAGGTCGCCGCCAAGGCCGCCAAGGGCAAGGGCAAGAAGGCAGCTCCCGCTAAACCCGAGAAGACCGCCAAGCCGAAGAAGGCCAAGGTGGTTGAGGGTGGAAAGGGCCTCGACTTCGCTCGCGGCATTCTGGCCAAGGACATCAATGTGTCTGCAACCGATCTGCGTGAGAAGGTGGCGTCCGCTGGATACGAGGTCTCGGACAGTACGCTGTCCACCGGGGCTTCCGGCTTCCGGGCCGCAGTGCGGGCTTTGCAAAAGGCCGGCAAGCTGAAGAGCAACATGCTCGACTAAGTTTGCGGGCGCTGCTCACCGTCCCGGCCGTGTGGCCCAAGGTGAGGCGATCAGATGCCTGCAAGGGAGCACGACCGATGACCGTTGTCGCGCGGTAGGTACGGCTCCCACTTTCCTTTTGGAATACGACTAACCGTTGGTGACGCACGACGGTTGGAAAGACGCGGTGCCCGGCCTGCGACTACAAGCCGGGTTTTTTCTTTTGGGGGCCAGGAGATGTTTAAGTGGTGGGAAGTTGTCTGCGTAGGCATCTTTTGGTTTGCCTTTGGTGTTATGGTCGGCATGGCAATACACTCGGCAATGTAAACGGGGGCGAGAATGTCAGAACGGAATGCGGACCAATTTGCGCCTGACCTAATCCGTGAGCTGCTGTTCTACCTGGGCGAAAATCCCGACCGCGAAGGCCTACACGAAACTCCCAGACGCGCGCTCAAGGCCTTCGAGCATTTCACATCCGGCTACAAGCAAGACCCCAAGGCCATCCTCAAATCGTTCGAGGATGGCGCGGAGAACTTTGATGAGATGGTGGTGCAGCTCGGCGTGCCCTTTTGGAGCAGCTGCGAGCATCACCTGCTGCCGTTCTGGGGAGTGGCACACGTCGGCTACATTCCCAGCAACCGCATCCTAGGCTTGTCCAAGATATCCCGCCTGATCGAAGTCTTTGCGCGCCGCCTAACGGTGCAGGAGCGCTTGACAGTAAGCATCGCGCAGGCTCTAATGGACGGCCTGGAAGCGCGCGGTGTTGGCGTCGTGCTCCAGGCCCGTCACAGCTGCATGGAAAGCCGAGGCATTCAGAAGGCCGGGACCATCACGGTCACCTCGGTCATGCGTGGCGTCTTCCGCGACAAGCCGGAAACGCGCGCCGAGTTTCTGGCGCTGGTCAACCACGCGGTGGGAGGGCAGACGCTATGATTGACACGATCATTGGACTGACGATAGGCGTAGTCATATACACGTTCGGCATCAAGTTTCTAGTCGGCATCTGGCCTTGGGAGTTTGACAAGCTAAGGAAGAGATGACGCTATGAAGTGTGATCGTTGTGGAAAATCGAAGATCGGTTTTCTTGGTTGGAGTCATCTCTACAACATACGAATACGAGGCACTAAAATGACCAAGCCAAAGGTGAAGGTGTTCCTCGACAGTGGGGCATATTCCGCCTGGACCCACAATAAGACCATCGGTCTAAAGGACTACATCAAGTTCATCAAGGAGGCGGAGAAGTGGATTTGGGTTTACGTCAACCTAGACGTGATCCCTGGCTCCATCGACCATCCGCGCACGAGCGAGGAAGTCGAGGCCTCGGCGAAGAAGTCCTACTCCAACTTGCAGCGCATGAAGGACGCCGGCCTGCGCCCGCTCCCGGTCTTCCACCAAGGGGAAAGCTTCAGCTGGCTCGACAAGATGCTGCGCGACGGCGAGACCTACATCGGCATCAGCAGCGCCAAGAACCTACGCAACGAGGAACAGGAGCGTTGGCTCGACGAGTTCTTCTCGGTCGTGACCAACAAGAAAGGCGAGCCGCTCATCAAGGTGCACGGCTTTGGGTCCGCGCATATCAACCAGCTGCGCTTGCATCCGTACTATTCGGTGGACAGCGCCGGTTGGAGGATTGCCGCCGCCTACGGCAAGATGTATGTTCCGCGCTGGCCGAACTTTCCTAACGGCCGCCCCGACTATCTCAAGCCGCCGGAGCTCATCACCATGACCGGCAATCTGCAGGTGTCCAAGCATGGGCAGGATCGCCAGTTCGACTCGGTGCACTTCAACGGCCCCATGCACCAAGCTTTGATCCGGCGCTTCCTGGAGGAAGAGGTCGGCGTCAATGTCGGCATGGCGCGCTACAGTGATCGCATCCGCTACCGGGCGCTGGCGGTTTACTACCAACGAGTGTCGGAGGCCTTGGTGCATGTGCGCTTTGACCGCCATCTGCCGTTCGGAATGGACCGCGACAAGCGAGCGGTGGCGGAGCTGCTAGCTCCCAACAAGGTGCCGAATACCAAGCATCTGAATTTCGTTTTCTCCACTGCGTATGACTCGGACTGCTGCGCCGCCCTACTGGAAGCTAAGGCTGACCTGCACCTGCTCTCGTATTACGAGATCAAGAAGCGGCCTAAGATACTTAAGAAGTATGCGATGGAGGGCAAGGTGATCAGCAACCGGCCGCCGGTGGGCGTCGAGATCGACTGGGAAAATCCGCGCTATGTCGCGCACCGCGGGCGATCCGTCGCCAAGCGCATTCTGGAACTAGGGAGAGAAGAGAATGTCCGAGCCCATGTTACCACAGGTGCTGATCAATAGGCTGGAGAAGGTCGAACCGGCGCTCGCCATCAACCAGCTCATTCCGCTGCTGACGCACTACTGGTTCACCGGTACGCACCTGATGGCTTACAACGACCAGATCGGCCTGCAGGTGCCGATGAAGACCGAGTTTCGTGGCGCAGTCCCCGGCAAGTTTCTGGAACTACTCAAGGTCAAGAGTACCTCCACGTCCAAGAATAAGCCGGATAAGATTGAGCTGAGTGGCAGCACCAGCGAGCTTGTGGTCAAGCAAGGCCGGCGCACCAACTTCCGGCTCGCTATGCTGGAGCCTAACTTCGTCTTTAAGATGCCGGAGCAGGCGCGCCAGCAACCGCTCTCGATGAAGTCGATTGATGCGCTGGTTGACGCTTTCTCCCATTGCCTCATTTCGGTCGGCCGAGATACCTCGACCATCGAGCAACTTGGTATTACACTTGAGCCCAAGGGAAACAACGTCGATCTCTACGCCACCGACGGCGCAACCATAAGCCGCAGCAAGCTCGCTCCCGGAACTATTCGATTGGAAGCGCGCGCCATCGTTCCGACCAAGTTCTGCGAGCAGATGATCGCGCTCTATCGCGCCAAGAGAACGCAATGCGACTTTGAGGTTGGGATTGCAGGCCAGACTAGGTACGCACTCTTCAAGGCTGGACAAACCAGTCTATATGGGCGTCTTCTCGAGAGTAGAAATCCCTTGAACTTCGAGGGCACTGTGGCGTACCATCTGCCCCGCGACCACTCTTCTAAACTTGTAAAAGTCCCCGGCGCTTTACATGCAGCGTTGGAGCGTGCGTGCATTGTGTGCGACGCGCAACGCAGGCTCACCCACATGATCCTCGATAACGGCCGGATGGTCTTGAAGTCCAAATCCGATACCGAGGAAGTGACCGACGAACTACTCTATCCGCACAACGGAGCTAGCAGGCTTGAAGTCAAGCTGGAGCCGAAACTACTCAAGAAGGCGGAAGACTACGACAAGATGATGGTGCATGGGCCTTGCGTCATAATGGCGAAAGGCCAATCCGTCTATCTCGTTTCCTGCAGCACCGCGTAGACCTCCCCACCTTCTTGCGTTTGCGTTTCCCTAGGACCAACCTAGAAGGGGAAGCTATGTCCTTTTTTCCGTTCGGCGGGCGCGTGGCGCTCGCGACTGCGGCCGGCTTTTCTAAGGACCTCCTGCACCAGAACGAATGCACACTATGTCCGCTCAATAACGCCGATATATGCAGCCCCAAGATGAAGCCGACCGGCACGCGCAAGCCGGTCATTTACGTTTTGGGCGAGGCACCCGGCCCGGAGGAGGATCGGCTAGGCCGTCCTTTTGTAGGCCCGTCCGGCAAGCTAGCGAAGCGCCACCTTCCGCCTGCGGTGCAGGAGCTAGTCCGGTGGGGCAACGTGATCCGCTGCTACCCCGGCAAGGACGAGCACGGCAAGGTCAACACTCCCGGCCCGATCGAGATTGAGACCTGCCGCCCCTCGGTCATCCGCGATATCGAGGCCACGAAGCCGGAGGCCATCTTTGGGTTCGGCAACGTCCCGCTCAACTGGCTGATCGAGGAAACCGGAATAACCAAGTGGGCGGGACGGCGCATTCCGGTCAAGGTCGGCAAACACGTCTGCTGGTACTATCCCTTCCTGCACCCGGCCGCGATCCTGCACAACAAGCCCGAATATCATCCCGGTCCCTATCAATCCGAGGACGAGTTTGCGCTGGCGTTCCAGCTGAAGCGCGCCATCCGGGAGCTCGACCGCCTGCCCGCTCCCGTCGTCCACGACGAAAAGGAAGCCCTGCGCGGGTTGGAGATCATCACCGGGCACGGCGGCGAGGCCGACCTCGAGCGCCTCAAGGCTTTCCTAGCCGAGCTCGATGCGGAGTTCGTTAGCGGCTTCGACTACGAGACCAATGCCATCAGGCCCTACGCCAAGAAGACTAAGCTGCTGAGCGTGGCCTTTGCCGGCAGCAAGCGGGCAGTCGGCATCGCGCTTTCCCATAAACGCACCGGCTGGACGCCGAAGCAACTTAAGATAGTCCACGACTTGCTGTTCAAGTTTCTAGTAAGCCGCGGCCAGAAGCGCCGGCTTGTGGCCCACCAGCTCCCATTCGAAGTCGAGTGGTCGGCCATGTGGTTCGGCGATGAGGTTATCTGGAACACCGGTTGGGGCGATACTGCGAGCCAAGCCTACATCCTCGACGAGCGCCCATGGACCTTATCGCTCGATTTCCTCGTCAGGGAATACTTTGGCTTCAGCATCAAGAGCATCGACAACTTAGACCGCAACGCACTCGACGATGCCCCGCTGGAAAGCGTCCTGCGCTACAACGCACTTGACTCCAAATACGCCCGCCTCGTCTTCAACGTGCAGGAAAAGCGCTTGAAGGAGGAAGGCTTGATCGAGGTCTACCGGCACCAGTTGGAGCGTACTGTTGCGGTGGTCCCGACGCAGCTGAATGGCGTGCCGATAAACCAGGAAACCAACTTAGCGCTCAAGGCCAAATACGAGCGCAGCCTGCGCAAGATTGAAGGCACCATCGAGAGTCACCTACAGGCGCAGCTTTACAAGCGCCGCACTGGCGCCACTTTCCGGCCTTCCGCATTAGACGACGTGCGCCGCTATCTGATCCTCGTCCTCGGCCTGAGCGATTTCGAAAAGAGACATGGGCTTAGTGTTGATGAAGCCCAGCTGGCGGAAATAGACGACCCGATCATCCGGCTCGTGCGACGCTGGCGCAAGGTCAATAAAATCCTTTCGACCTACATCCTACCGGTGCAGCGTGGCGATGGGCATGTCCAAGACGATGGCTACATGCACCCGATCATCAGCACCACCAAAACCCGGACTTGGCGGACCTCAAGCGAAGAACCCAACACACAGAACTGGCCGATACGCGATCCGGCCGCGCTCGAAGCCCGTACCCAGGTGTCGGCCGGTCCGGGTCACTCCGTCGTGGCGTTTGACTTTGCCGGCATCCAGGCCCGCAACGTGGCGATGGAAAGCGGCGACGCCGCTCTAATCAAACACTTCCATGAGCGCTACGATATCCACGCCGATTGGATGGGCAGGATCGCCAAGATAGCCCCACGCTGGATACCGGGAGGATTGAGCGCAGCGGAGAAGGACAAGGCCCTCTTCAAGAAGCACCGGCATCAGGCCAAGAACAAGTTTGTGTTCCCCTCGTTCTTTGGCGCCCGTCCCAAGTCCATAGCCCGTTCGCTCCACATAGATATCCGCGATGCGGATAAAGTGCAGCGCGTCTTCTGGCAGGAGTTCCCTGATATCAAGGAATGGCAGGAGCAGCTCGTGCGCTCCTACTACAAGCTAGGCTATGTGACCGGCTTGAGCGGCTTCCGCCGCCGGGCTCCCGTTATCCATAACGAGCTCATCAACAGCCCGATCCAGTCCGACGAGTCTCGCATCGTCTGCGGCGCCATGGTCCGGGTTGCCCGCCTCGGCCTTCCCTGCACCATGGAAATCCACGACGACCTAACCTTCATCATGCCGAATAAGAAGATCGACGAATATTCGGAACTGATTATCACCGAGATGCTGCGCATCGACCTCGATTGGGTCAACGTCCCGCTCGAGGTCGAGATGAAGGTCGGTCCTAACTGGGGAGAGATGGAAGAGGTCGGCAAGTATGAGAGTGTTGGGAAAGACAGCTGGAGGGAGATAGCGTGAATGGCTGACGCGGCATTCGATGAGACCGACTCGCTGCATACGCGCTTCCGGCCCATTCGCTTCAAGGATGTGATTGGGAACGAGGAACAAGTCACCGCGCTCTACAAGGCTATCAAAGCCAAGCGCTCCCATGCTTTCCTTTTGGTTGGACCGAGCGGTGTAGGCAAGACGACGCTGGCGCGCATCTGTGCGAAGTCCCTGGGCTGCACCGAGTTCGGTCTAAGCGAAATCAACGCGTCCAAGTTCACCGGCGTGGATGACATGCGCGCGGTGGAGGACATGGCGATGTACCAACCCTTTGGCGGCTCGTCGCGCGTCATCATCATCGACGAGTGCCATAGCCTAAGCCCGCAGGCGTGGCAAAGCTTGCTCAAGGTAACCGAGGAACCGCCGAAGCACGTCTACTGGTTTTTCTGCACCACCAACCCGCTGAAAGTACCGGCAACGATCAAGACCCGGGCGATGTCCTTCAACCTGAACTTGGTTAGGGAAGAGGACCTCCGGGAGTTGGTGGAAAACATCGCCGGCAAGGCCGAGATCGCTTTGCCGAAGGGAGTGGTTGAGCTTATAGCTAGAGAGGCTGACGGCAGCCCCCGGCAGGCCTTGGTCTACCTCGAAAAGGTTCGCAGCGAGACGGACTACGACGCGGCCGAGCGCGCACTTGAGAAAGCCGCAGCTGGAGTAGAGGCGATTGAGTTGTGCCGGTATCTCTGCGCTGGCGGCAAGTTGCAGTGGGCTAAGTGCAGCTTCCTACTAGACCAGATGCAGACTAACGACGAGAGCCCAGAAGGCGTGCGTATTGTGGCGATGAACTATGCGCAGAAGGCCTTGCGTGGCGCCAAGAACGATGACCGCGCGCAATACCTGCTGCATGTACTCGACAAGTTCTCCGTCTCATTCAGCCAAGAAGCCAAGGCCGAGCAGTTCGCTTTGCTTTGGCTCGCGGTGGGCCGGATCGTCTTCAACTGATAGGCAGCCCCATGCCGGAAGAACGGCGACGACTGGCGCCGCAACCGCGGCGCGATCCAACGCCAACCCATTCTGAGTACGAGGGTGGGTTGCCGATCGACGAGCACGCACTACACTCCGACTGCAGGAACCAGCCGGAGCTGTTCTACCATATTGCGCGCGCGGTTGCCCAGGCCCGGACGGAACATGAAAGCGCCAAGGTCCACCTCAAGCGCATCTCGGCCGAGACCGAGCTAGCCATTCGGCAGGACGCCGAGGCTGGCGAGGTAAGGATGACGGAAGGCCGGTGTACTGCAATGGTGCTAACTTCTGAGGTGGTGCAGGCCGCAACGCGAGCGGTATTGCAAGCCAGCTCCCGGCTCGAAGACCTCATTGCTTTGAAGGAAGCATATGTCCAACGCAAGGACATGCTCAAGGAGTTAGTCTCAATGTATCTTTCGAGCTACTACGCGGACCCGGTGCGCGGCTCCGAGTCCAGATTGCGCGATGCGGCCGTGGAGGGTGTTCGCGCCAGCCGGCGTCGAGACCAAGAAACCAACAGGAGGTAGTGGAATGGTGAATAAGCGCGTTGGGAATATGCGCCGCGACAACGGCCGCGGTAGCAGCTTCGAGTACGTTCCGGCCAAGTCTGACTTCGTCAAGCGGCAGACGGAGCGCAGGCTCGGCCGGCAGTTCGACGGCATCTTCAAGGACAAATACTTGCAGCTCAGCAAGCTGCAGGAAGGCGACAACCGGTTCCGCATCTTGCCGGCCACCTGGAAGCCGCATGATGATTTCGCCTACGTCGTTTGGGTGCACAAATATATGGAAGGCGGGAGCTACGTTTGCCCCGCCAAGATGAACGAGACCCGCTGCCCGATCTGCGAGGAAGCGCAGCAGGCTCGCCGCGATAAGGACACCGAGCGCGCCAGCGAATACACCGCGAGCGAGACGATGGTTTGCTGGGTGATCGACCGCAAGTCCCGCGAGTTCGAGGATCGGCCGCAGCTCTACGCCATGCCGCCAACGCTCTACAAGGATATCTGCGGCGTGATTTACGATACCGAGACCGGCAAGGCGACGATGATCGACCACGACCGCAAAGGCTACGACATTCGCGTCAAGCGCACCGGCACTAAACTCAATACCCGCTACCTGCCGATGCTGGCCAACTCGCCTACTCCAATCAGCGCCGACCGGGACTCGATGGCGGAAATAATAGCCTACATCACCGCCCATCCCGTTCCGAAATGTCTCGAGATCAAGTCCGAGTCCTACCTCGATAAGATCATGAGCGGGACCTCCGGGAGCCGGGACCCGGAGCTTGATGAGGACGAGGAGGATGACGAGGATGAGGATGACGCGCCCAAGAAGCGCAAGAAGGGCGCCAAGGCCTACGGCGACGACGACGAGGTGGAGGATGATGACGAGCCTGCACCCAAGAAGAAGCGGCCCAAACTGCGCGCCGCGGAAGACGAAGAGGAAGAAGACCAAGATGCCGACGACCAGGAGGATGACGATGATGCGCCGCCGCCGAAGCGGCGCAAGCTGCGGGCTGCGGATGAGGACGAGGATGAGGACGATGCGCCAGCTCCTAAGCGCAAGAAGAAGGCCGCAGT